TAGAATAGGATTAGGCAGATTTCAAAAATTTAAAGAAACTAGACAATTAGTTTCAATTATTTTTGGTATACATACATTAGCTCAAACATTCGGATCATCAGATGATTCAAAAAAAGTTTATTCTGATTTAGCCTTTGGAGGTAAAGAATTAGAAGAAGCATTTCGAACATTTATCGCTCTGGATAGATTACCATCAAAAATGCAACTAATTGAATCATTTCCTATATTTCGAAATTTATTTTCACAAATTGAGTTAGTTAAACAATCATTAAATTTACGAGATGACACTTATGAACCTCGAGCTGCAGCTGCTGCATTATTAACGAATATATTACGTGAAAAATTACAAATTAAACCAGGCGATGGCGGGTATATAATCAATACTAGTAGTAAAAATCCAACTGATATATATGCATATCAAATTGACTTTGAATCTTTAGATATTGATACAGTACTAGCTAATGTTGTAATCAATGGCGGCACAATTGAAGCAAACTATAAAAATTTATTCGCTGGGGAGTAACAACTTGAAAACACAACTGCTTTGCACATTCGCACATAGATCAGATTTAAACATAGTAACGGAATATATACAGCAAAGTTACATTATACCAGAACGCAGAATATTCATATTTGCCAATGCAGAAGCAACGGATAATTTGTATTGCACATACAATGCAGATGCTGGAACGCAAAGAGGACAGAATACAATTAGCATTCATCGCAAAAAAGAAACTAATACATTATATACAGTTAATGCACTTAATGAAGTTATTAGAGCCGTAAATAATGGCGTATTAGACAAAACATTTCAACTTGATTGGAGCATATATCAAAATTCATTTATACTTACAGATGATGCAGGATTCCGAGTTATTGACCTTGTGTTTTTCAAGAAACTTTCTTGGAACTGATATTTATATATGTAAAAGATTTAAAAAATACTTAACAATTAACTTTGAATTAACGAATTAATTACTTATATTGTAATTATAATTTAAATATTTTATTAACTTAATCAATTAAAGGAGTACTTATGGCACTTAACCTTGACGCTATCAAAGCAAAACTTAATCAATTAAACAAAACCGATGACAAAAAAAGCAACATCTGGAAGCCTGAATCTGGCAAGACACGTGTTCGCATCGTCCCTTACGTTCATCGCAAAGAAAATCCAATTCTAGAATTGTATTTCCATTATGACATTGGTAAGAAAACCATGTTGTCACCCATTACATTCGGAAATGCAGATCCAATTGTAGAGTTTGCTGAAAAACTTAAAAAGACCGGAGACAAAGAAGATTGGCTCATGGGTCGTAAAATTGAACCGAAAATGAGAACATATGTTCCTGTTATCGTTCGTGGTAAAGAATCTGAAGGAGTTAAATTCTGGGGCTTTGGCAAAACCATTTATACGGAATTGCTTTCTATTATTGCAGATGCTGATTATGGTGATATTACCGACTTAATGAATGGTCGTGATATTGATGTAGAATTTACGCCGGCAGAGGGTACGGGTTCATATCCTAAGACAGCAATTCGTGTTAAACCGAATACACAACCTGCTACAGAAGATAAAGAAGTTGCTCAGAAGATTATGAATCAACCACAAATCACTGATTTATTTCCAGAGCCGACATTTGATGAATTGCAAGAAGCATTAGAAGAATGGATGAATCCAGAAAATGCAGATTCAGATGTTGAATCAGATGAAGAAGAATCAGCTCCTGCAACACCAGCATCAAGCAAACCAGCAGCAACTAAAGTCGAAAACGTTGCAGATGCATTCAATGATCTATTCAAATAACAAGGAGTTATAAATGGCAAAGAGTAAAAGTAAACTGGAACTAGAAGACAGTTTAGCAAATACATTAGCAGATAGTATCAATAAGCAATTTAAAGGACAAAATCTTAAGACTGCGTTTTTTTTAGATGGCGATGAAGATTCTCCAAGCAATGTATCAGAATGGATTTCTTCAGGATGCTCGATGCTTGATTTAGCAATTTCAAACCGGCCTTATGGAGGATTTCCTGTAGGCCGGATTACTGAAATTACCGGATTAGAAGCATCTGGTAAATCATTATTAGCAGCACACACTTTAGCAGAAACACAAAAGAAGGGTGGATTAGCTGTTTATATTGATACCGAATCTGCTACGAGTGCTGAATTCTTAACGGCTATCGGCGTTGATTTAAAAACAATGCTATATGTACCGTTAGAAACAATTGAAGAAATTTTTGAAACAATTGAAACAATCGTAGAAGGCGTTCGCAAATCAGATAAAGATCGTTTAGTTACAATCGTTGTAGACTCAATTATGGGTGCATCTACAAAAATCGAAATGTCAGCTGAATATGATAAAGATGGTTATGCAACTTCAAAGTCAATCATCTTATCAAAAGCAATGCGTAAAGTAACCAATTGGATTGCACGAGAGCGTATTTGTCTTATCTTTACAAATCAGTTACGTACTAAATTAGGCGTATCATTTGGAGACCAATGGACAACTGCAGGTGGCAAGGCAATTCCATTCCACGCATCAGTTCGACTTCGACTTAAAAATACAGGTATGATCAAAGCTAAAGTATCTGGCGTTGAACAAGTTGTAGGTAGCAAAACAAATGTACAGGTAGTTAAGAATCGTATGGGTCCGCCGCATCGCAAAGTAGATTATGAAATTTACTATGATAGTGGTATTGACAATTATGGTGGTTGGTTATCTATCATGAAAAATTTTGATTTAGTCAAACAATCAGGTGCATGGTATACATTAGAAGATGTTGATCATGAAACGGGTGAAACGTTTGGCGAATTAAAATTCCAAAGTAAAGATTTTGTAGAAAAAGTTATTAGTAACCCAGAAGCAAAAGATAGGTTATATAAAAGAATCTGCGATGCTTATATATTCAAATATCAAGCCGGAGTTGATGGTGGTATTGATGATGTAATAATCACAGACGAATTCATTGACGAAGAAGGATAACAAGTTATGAATTACCAAAGAATACATGATGCTATAATTGATAGAGCTCGCAATAGAACGTTGCTAGGATATCGAGAACGGCATCATGTTATTCCGAGGTGTTTAGGTGGCACTGATGAATCGGAGAATTTAGTTGAATTAACAGCCCGTGAACATTATGTCGTACATAAATTACTTGTTGAACTATATCCAACTGAATCTAAATTAGTATATGCATTTTGGATGATGGCTCGAGGTGTGTCAAATTCTAAATATGAAAGAGATTATTATGTATCTAACCGAGATTATGAAAGCGCGCGACAATTGTTTTCAAAAGTTTCTAGCGCTAAACAAAAAGGAAAAGTACTTTCTGCAAAACATAAAAAAGCTTTAAGTTTAGCAGCAAAAACAAGAAAAACTAGAATTCCGATTAAGCATTCTGAAGCGACTAAACAAAAATTAAGCGCTTTATGGTTAGGAACCACGAGGTCAGAAGAAGATAGAAAAAAGATATCTGATGGTCAGAGAGGCAAAAAACATAAAATAATAAAATGTCCTCATTGCGGTAAAGATGGAGGAAATAGAACAATGAAACGTTGGCATTTTGATAATTGCAAAACTTTGAAATCGTCAAATAATTACTTATCATAAAATATGAATCGATACCAAAAATTCTTTAAAGAGTTACAAAACGAACGTAGTTTGACCCCAACTAATCCAAACGATCATATTTTAGTTATTGACGGATTAAATCAGTTTATCAGAGCCTTCGGAGCTACTCCAGGTTATAATGAAGATGGACAACATGTAGGCGGCATTTCTGGATTCCTTTATTCTATAGGTAAAATTGTTAGAGATTTCCGTCCGAGCAGATTAGTAATTGTATTTGATGGTAGAGGTGGTTCTGCTAAACGTAAAAAGATTTACGGCGATTACAAAGCTAATCGAGCAAACAAAACAAAACTTCGTCGTCATGATCATCATGATTCAACTATTGAAGATGAACAAGAATCAATGCGACATCAATTTAGCAGATTAGTTTCATATCTAGATAATTTGCCAGTTACATTCATGGCAATAGATGGCATTGAAGCAGATGATGCAATTGCGTATATTGCACAAATGTATAAAGATACTTGCAAAAAGATTACCATTGTTTCTACGGATAGAGATTTCTACCAATTGGTAGATGATCGAATTCAAGTTTGGTCGCCCATTAAAAAGAAAATGTATGATGTAGAAGCAGTTCATGAAGAATTTGGAGTGCATCCTAATAACATGGTTATTTATAGATCTTTTACAGGCGATGCATCTGATAATATTCCAGGCGTTAATGGAATAGGACCAAAGACTATTTTAAAATTGATTCCTGAATTAGCACAACCTGCAGAATATTCAGTTGATGCATTACTAGATAAAAGCCGAAACAATCTTAAAGAATCTAAATCATATCAAAAGATTCTAGATAATGCTCGAATTATTGAGCAAAATTATCAACTCATGAATATCAAATTATTAGATATTCCAGCCCAGACAGCAAGTAAGATTCGTGGTATTATGGAACAACCAATACCACAATTAAATAGGCCAGAATTTCAAAGA